CATCCGAGTTTGTATATGGAGTAGTCGGAAAAAAATTAAAATATTTTGCCATTATTTTTCTGTCATACCTTTCCAAGTGGTTTTTAATTTATCAGCAATATTAAATGCTTGTCTGCCTTTGTAATTACCTTGACCAGCAATCTTAGAGTTGATAAATGCTTGTTTGGTAATAATAACAGTCTCTTTAAAATTCAAGGTCATTTGTATTGCAGTTGGCATACCGGTACGACCTAAAGCAGGATAATTTTCACCTGGCATTTCATATGCAGACCACCCATTAGGTGCATAGTTTACCGAAATGCTATCCATTACGCAACGACCAATTGTTGGTATATTTGGATTAGGAAAACCACCATAGTAAAACTGTATGTCAAATTGTGATGGTGGAATCAATAAAAGACCTGAACTGCCCGCATCAATTTCTGGTGCTTGATGAAAACGAAATCTCTGAATAATGTTTTGAACTTCTAATGCTTCTCTTTCATCACGAGGATAAAACATAAACTCATAAGAAAAAGAACGAAACGAAGGAGACTTATAGATCATCTCTAACATTGGATTGTTGACGCCACCAAGTGCTAAAAATGCTCCTGCTGTTGCCGCACCCTGACCAACAACTTTGCCTGCGGCTTCTTGTATTTTTTGAGCAGCGGCAATAAGAGCAGTGTCGCCAATCTTATTTGCCATACTGCCTTCATTTTTACCGTCAACGAGTGATTTACCAGCACCCATTGCTTTACCACCTATCTCATTTCCAAGTTGTAACTCATCGTATCCCTGTGAATGCTCAAAACTTAAAGTGTCTGGCATGTACAATACGATGGAGTCGGTGGTCTCAACTGTCGTTTGTAATAGCGACTTGTTTTCAATATCTTTAACACTACTCACATATTGGTCTGAACTGAAAGATTGTTTTGATACACTTGCAGATGAGGTGCCAAATGATGTTGATATTTCTTTACCGAATAAAGTCTTACCTTTGGTAAAATTATTGACAGCAGAATCAATTGCTTCGTTAATTTTAGAGGCAAAACTTGTGCTTGGTTTAGAAGCACCTTTATAATTTCTGATAGTCTCTTCTTCTGGACTTCTTTGTAAACCCTCAAACTGAGAATTCTTTTGCTTGAAGATGTGGAAAATCATGTAATGGCCTTTGTCATAATTTCCAACATCCAAAGGATATCTAAGAGTGTTTGACGTACCACCTTCTTTGCCTGTAAATAGGGCTCCTAAAGGTCCTTGTCTATTTTCTTCTTGGGAAATAGTGATATCAGATAAACCGAAAAATGCCATGATTGTCCTAATTAGGTTGACTAGATAGTATTTATGTCATATTCAGGTAAATTTACGCCCAAAAACCCACAGAAATACAAAGGTGATCCGACAAATATCATCTATCGGTCGTCATGGGAAGTCAAAGTGATGAAATATTTAGATGATCATCCAGACGTTATTTGGTGGGGTTCCGAAGAACTGGTTATACCATACTGGAGTCCAGTGGATAATAAGAAGCATCGATACTTTCCAGACTTTGTGGCCAAGATCCGACAGAAAAACGGTATAATTAAAACGTTTGTCATTGAGGTCAAACCTGAGGCGCAGACTAAACCACCCACACAAAAACGTAAAACTAAACGCTATATCCAAGAGGCGGCAACTTACATCGTCAATCAATCCAAGTGGAAAGCAGCAACCGAATTCTGCAAAGACCACGGATGGGAATTTCAAGTCATCACAGAAAAACATCTAGGCATCTAAGATAAATACTAGATGGCTACCAAAACACTTATAGATCGCATCAAAGATTCTCTGGCAAAGCAGGGTTTCGAACCACGTTCCCGTGAAGCACGTAACTGGTTAAAAGCAAAGACTGGCGCATTGAAACCTACCAAAGGTGATCTGATGCGTGACAGACAAAGACTCAGAGAAAAATCTATAATTGGTAGAATGTACTTTTACTTTTATGATCCGAAAACGAAGGATACGTTGCCATATTACGATAAGTTCCCATTGGTTATACCAATAGAACGATACCCAGACGGTTTTTTAGGACTTAACTTACATTATATAAGTCCAAAGCAGCGTGTACTTCTTTTAGATAAGTTAAGCACATTACTTACTGATGATAACTACGATGAGAAAACTAGACTCAGAATAAGTTATGACTACCTGGCACGGGCATCAAAAATGTATCAGGCAAAACCTTGTATCAAAAGGTACCTGTACAGTCATGTGCAATCTAGGTTTTTAGAAATTACAGCAGATGAATGGGACATTGCCGTTATGTTACCAGTCGAGTCATTTGCTAAAGCAAAGAAAAACAAAGTATGGTCAGAATCAGAGGATAAATTCTAATGTCGTTTTCACCCAATCTATTTCTATCAAACATCAATGGCAAAGGTGGACCCGCACGTCCATGCCGATTTGAAGTTGTGTTGCCTATACCACCATATATCGGTCAAGCAATAGGAAATTCATTTTTGGAAAAGGTATTGAACTTTCCAAATTCTGTTTTTTCTGATGTGTCGGATGCAATCAATAATGCTATGGGCAGTGAATCGGATGGAATGAAATCTTCTAATCCGTCAGTGTCACGTTATCTTGCCCTGCAATGTGAAGCAGCAGAACTGCCTGGTCGTACATTAGAAACCGCAGACGCAAGAGTATATGGTCCGTCATTTAAAATACCATATCGTATGCAGTATGCCGAAACTACATTAACATTCATTTGTACGAATGACTTCTATGAACGTAAGTTATTTGAACGTTGGATGGATGCTATCATTCCTTCAGATACAAACAATCCACGTTTTCCGAAAAGTCAGGTGTCAAGATACCTAACTGACATTCGCATTATACAATATGACGATATCGTTCGTCAAATTTATGCAGTAGATTTAATTGATGCATTTCCAACTGGCATTTCACCACAAGCACTAAGTTGGGGCGATGACGCATTCCACAGACTATCTGTACAGTTTAGTTACCAGAAATATCGTTCTATCTTTGAAGGTAGATATGATATTGGCCAAACACTTGCTTCGTTGGGTGGCAGCGCAGCAACAAGATTATTATCATTCTAATTGAGAGGGAATTATGTTACCAAAACTTGATGTACCAATTTATACTATCAAACTCATTTCTAATGGGCAAGATGTTCGCATTCGTCCATTCCTAGTAAAAGAACAAAAGTTGTTTTTGATGGCAGCAGAGTCGGAGGATCCGAAAGAGACAATCAATACCATTCGTCAAGTATTAAAGAATTGCGTGATTGATGAAATCGATATCGACAATCTACCTACATTTGATCTTGAATTTTTGTTTATGAATCTTCGTGCCCGTTCGGTAGAAGAAGTTGTAGAACTAAAATACAAGTGCAACAATGATATTACCGATGAAAAAGGTGAGACCAAGAAATGTGCCGGTTCGGTAGACTTCAGTTTGAACTTGTTAGAAATTGAACCAACAAAACATGAAGATCATGAAACCAAGTTTATGTTAAATGATAAGATTGGTATCTGCCTGAAGTATCCAACATTTGAGATGATTCAGAACTATGAGAACATGGATGAGAATCAAATTCTAGTAAATGTACTGGTTGATTGTATCGATTATCTATATGATGATGAGCAAGTATACTATGCTAAAGATACACCAAAAGAGGAGTTGATGGAATTCATTGACTCTATGCAACAGAAAGACTTAGAGAAAATTAAAAAGTTCTTTGATACAATGCCTGAGATTAAAAAAGATGTCCACTTCAAATGCGGTAAATGTGGATACGAGGAAGACATTGAGATCAAAGGCCTACAAAATTTTTTCGTTTAATATTTCGTCATGAATCACTAGGTAATTACTATCAGACAAACTTTGCGATGATGCAGCACCACAAATATAGTTTGTCTGAACTTGAAAATATGATACCTTGGGAAAGAAGCATTTACGTTTCGTTATTAGTGAAGTACCTTGAAGAGGAAAAAGAACGCATCAATCAACAAAAACAAAGTAGAAGGTAATGGCAAAATTAAAACTATCAAAAACCACTCTAGCAAATTTACTTGAGGCGGCAGGTGGCAGCAAAGATGAAGTGGAAGGTTTGCGCCGAGCAAGTAAACAAGATATTGATAATGCCATAAAGGAAGTTTTTGGTACAGGAACAATAGGTAAAATCGCAGGGTTTGCTGCGGGTAAGTTTATTGATCATGGAGACGGAAAAGATAAAAAAAGTCCATCAAAACAAGATAAAAAAAATTCACCCACAAAAGAAGGTCAAACAGCAAACTCTGGAATAAGTGAAGATGTTCTACCTTTTCTAAATGTAATTGCTAAGAACTCTATTGTTCTGCCTGGCATGGCACGTGATATGAACGTGCTTCGTCAGAATATATCTAAACTGGTCAATCTGAAAGGTAAAGAAAGTAAAGTAAAAGCAGAAGGTAAAGCGGATAAATTCTTTCAGACTGAAGAGTTGCGTGAGGCAAAACTTGAAGAAGAAAGAAAGAAAAACGCTCCTACTAAAGATTCCAAAGATAAGAAAGAACCAAAAGAAGAAAAAAAAGAAGGAGGTGGACTTCTTTCTGGTTTGATGGACATGTTGAACCCTATGAACTTATTGAAAGGTCTGTTCATGGGAATTGTTGGTGCATTTGGTGCTTTGTTTAGTGGTGGTTCTATCTTCGCTATATTGAGTAAGATATTTGTACCTGCTATGATCATTGGTGGTCTAATCAATGGTATCATGGACGGTATCAATACATGGAAAGAATCTGGTAGTATTACAGATGCCTTGATATCTGCCGTCGGTGGGTTCTTACAATTTGTTACTTTTGGATTATTCAATGAGAATGATCTACGCAAAGGAATGGACACAGCACTAACGTATCTAAATCCTTTGTTGTTAAGTGTCACTCAATTTTTTGATGATATGGTAACTACAATAAAAAATAATGTAGGTATACCTGCAATACCATTCTCAAAATTTACCACAATAACTTTTCCTGATTGGTTAAAAACATCGGTATCATTATTGTCTGGTGGTTCGATAACACTTCTCC